AAGCGGACCTAATTTAATTTTGTTAGACAGTAAAAAGGGGCGCTGGGATTTTCCAGAATTAAAAGCTATAGCTTTTGAGGAGTACAAGTTTTGGGACCCTGACACGGTAATTATTGAGGCGAAGGCGAGTGGTTTACCGTTGACTCAGGAGCTTAGAAGTGCGGGTATACCTGTAGTTAACTTTACGCCTAGTCGTGGTAACGACAAGATAAGCAGGGTGCATGCGGTAAGTCCCATGTTCGAGGCTGGAATGGTTTGGGTCCCTGACAAGGTATGGGCAGATGAATTAATTGAAGAGGTTGCTGCGTTCCCGAATGGGGAGCATGACGACTTAGTTGATAGCATGACACAGGCTTTAATGCGGTATCGTCAAGGTAATTTTGTACAATTACCAACAGATGATTGGCAAGACGAGGATGTTTCTGCTAAGGTGCGTGTATATTATTGACGGAGGGCCTTATGGCTACTGGTGGATTAATGGATACTAACGTCCCAAGTCAGTTAGACGAGGACGATTTACGGGCTGAAATTGAGCTTGAGATACCTGATTCGGGTGCGGACCCTTATTTAATGGCCGCGGATCTTGACCCGGACGCTCCGGAGATTGAGATTACTACGGATGAGGATGGCAGTGTTGTTGTGGACTTTGCGCCTGACGACATGCGTGGCGAGGACGCTAACTTCTACGCCAACTTAGCTGAAGAGATCCCGGACCGTGAGTTAAGCAGCATTGCGTCTGATTTGCTTGGTGCGTTTGATTCCAACAAGGCGAGTCGTCAGGAGTGGGAAGACACTTACAAGAACGGCTTAGAGCTTCTTGGTTTTAATTACGAGGAGCGCACGACACCGTTCCGCGGCGCGAGTGGCGTGACGCATCCATTACTTGCCGAGGCTGCTACACAGTTTCAGGCGCAGGCGTTTAATGAGTTACTACCTTCTAGCGGGCCTGTTCGGACTGTTGTTCTGGGCAAGGACACTCGTGAAAAGCAGGATCAGGCGCATCGTGTGAAGCAGTTTATGAATTTCTACATTACGAATGTCATGGAGGATTACACTCCTGACATGGATCAGATGTTGTTTTATTTACCGCTGGCGGGCAGTGCATTCAAGAAGATTTACTACGATGAGAGCTTGGGCCGTGCGATAAGTAAGTTTGTTCCTGCTGAGAATTTAGTGGTTCCTTACGATACTTCTGATTTAGATACTTGTCCGAATATAACGCAGGTTGTGCGTATGGATTTAAACGATCTACGCAAGAAGCAGGTTGCTGGCATATATCTCGACATTGACGTGATTCCTTCTCAGGGGGATATTACGGGTGTTCGTGAGGAGATTAATCGGATTGACGGCTATGAGCCTAGTCAGATTGATTACGACTGTACTTTGTTAGAGTGCCATGTGGATTTAGATCTTGAGGGTTACGAGGACATTGGTGAGGACGGCGAGCCTACGGGCATTAAGGTTCCTTACATTGTTACTATTTCTCAGGATAACGGCGAAGTATTGTCGATCCGCAGAAACTTTGACGAAGAGGACGAAAAGAAGAAGAAGATACATTATTTTGTACACTACAAGTTTTTGCCGGGATTTGGCTTTTACGGCTTGGGTTTAATCCACACAATTGGTGGTTTAGCTCGTTCGGCAACATCTTCACTGCGTCAGTTGATTGATGCTGGTACATTATCTAATCTCCCTGCGGGATTCAAAGCCCGCGGACTGCGGATCAGGGATGACGACGATCCTTTACAGCCGGGTGAATTTAGGGATGTGGATGCTCCCGGGGGTGCTATTCGTGATAGTTTAATGCCTTTACCGTTTAAGGGACCGGATCAGACGTTATTTAATCTGTTGGGTTTTGTTGTAGATGCGGGTCAGCGTTTTGCCACGATTACGAACATGAAGGTTGGCGACGGCGATCAGAGTGCTGCGGTTGGCACTACTATTGCTATGTTGGAGCAAGGGTCCCGTGTAATGAGCGCGGTACACAAGCGTTTACATTATGCGATGCGTGTAGAGTTTAAGATACTTGCTCGTGTAATGTCGGAAAGTTTACCTCAAGAGTATCCTTATTCGGTTGCGGGCGATGATGCTTCTGTCATGGCGTCAGACTTTGACGGTCGTGTAGACGTGGTTCCTGTTTCTAATCCGAATGTGTTTAGTCAGGCGCAGCGGATTGCTTTAGCTCAGACTAAGTTGCAGTTAGCGACACAGGCTCCAGAGATACATAACATGCACGAGGTTTACCGTGATATGTATGAAGCGCTGGGCGTGAACGATGTTGATAGATTAATGCAGTCTCTACCGGACAACGAGCCGCGGCCCACGGATCCTGCTCAAGAGAACATCAATGTGTTAGACCAGATGCGTTTACATGCGTTTACGGGTCAGGATCATCAGTCGCACATTATGGCTCACTTAGTATTTGGTTCTAGTCCTATGATTGGTCAGATGCCTGCCATTGCGGTATCGTTACAGAAGCATGTTTTAGAGCATGTTAAGATACAGGCCGAAGAGCAGGCGATGGCTCAGATGGGTCAGATGCAGGGTCAGGGCGGCGACGAAGCTCAGATGGAGATGCAGTATCAGGGTATGGTTGCTCAGTTGGTTGCACAGGGTATGCAGGCAGCAAAGCAACTTTCTGGACAAATATCTGGCGAAGGACCGGATCCTTTGATACAATTAAAAGAGAAAGAGATTGACATAAAAGCTAAGTCGGAAGAAGCAGATGCACAAGTAGATCAGGCCAAGTTACAGCTTGACGCTCAGAACCAGCAGATGCGCGGTCAGCAGTTCCAGCAGAGGCTTGCAAGTCAAGAAGGTCAGACGGACAAACGGATTGAGAGTGCAATGCAGCGCGAGTTGTTAAAACAGCAAAGAGGACAATAGAATGGCTAAAGTAAGAGTAAACGGGGCCCCTGCGGGTCCATCACCGAAGGCGGTTCCTTACGCTCAGATTGATAAGCAGGGACGTATTCCTTATGGCAAGACTGCGGAAGCTAAGATTCCTATGTCTTTAAAGCGCGGTACATCTCGCGGGATGGGTGCTGCAACAAAAGGCGGCGGCTACTGGGAGTGCTAAATAAATGGAGATGGCTTCGCTCTGGAATGTTGGTTTAACGGCTGGTTTTGGTTTCATCATATGGTGGGCCAAGAATCAGCATGACGAACTGGGGCGTGTTCGGATTCTTTTGAATAAGACTCGTGAAGAAATTGCAAAAGAGTATGTTACTAAACTAGATAGCTCGCAGGTTTTAAATCAAATTATGACAAAGTTTGACCGCATTGAGGAAAAAATTGACCGCCTGATGGAGCGTTAACATGATCGAGGTTTTGGCTCTAGCTGGCATGGTTACAAAAGTGGCTGGAAGCATAAGCTCTGCTATCAAAGCGGGGAAAGATATTAATGAGCTTATGCCTGCCTTTGGAAAACTTGCTGAGATTGAATCCGAGATAAACCTAGCAGAAAGTGGAAAACATAAAGGTCCACTCAGCCGACTTAGCTCTTCAGAGCAAGAGGGTTTTGCCATCGCATCTGCACGTATGGCGCATAAGAAAGCCTTAGAGGAACTAAGGTCGTTGTGCAGAAGTGGCCCCACTGCGGAACCGGGGTTGTGGGATATGGTTGTTCACGAAACAGCACAGGCAAGAAAAAGACACAAACTTGCGTTGGAAGAACAAGCTGATAAACGCGACAAGATTTTTTGGATTCTTTCTATAGTTTCTATTGGGCTTTTGATTGCGGTGGGTACAGGCGGTCTGATTTGGGGCGCGGCATTGTGGGCAGGGAGTAACAGGTAATGGATGAATTTACACGGGCGGATGTAAATAACAGCGGGGCCATCGAGAGAAATGAATGGGCTTTGCTTGAGTTAGATGACCGTCGTAAACGGATCGATGACGAAGACCTAAAGCGCAACGCTGAACGGCGCTATACAGGGTTCGCACTAGCAGGGATGTTGATTTACCCGTTTATTATCCTGTTGGCGTCTGTGCTGGGATTTGACAAAGCGGCTTCTCTTATAACAGATATAGCTAGTGTATACGTTATTGCGGCCAGCGGAGTTGTTGCTGCGTTTATGGGATTTAATGCTTACTCCGCCAAGGCTGACAACAAGAAGGCTTCTGTGTCCTATGACGATAGGGTGATAGAAAAATGAATTTAATACAGGGTAACGTGACCATAAAGGAGATAGTGTAATGTCTAAGCCGATTAAAAAAGTTATAAAGGGTTTGAAGAAAGCTTCGAAACTCCACGCGGGCCAAGCCAGGACTTTGCAGAGAGTGTTGAGGACAAACAAGACCGTTAAGAAATGAGCCTGTTTAGTTCTTTAATAGGTCCAGTTACAGGGATCCTTGACAAGGTTATTCCTGACTCTGACATGAAAGCCAAGCTGGCGCATGAGATAGCGACCATGTCCGACACCCACGCCCAGCAAGCCCTGTTAGCTCAGTTGGAGATCAACAAGGCTGAAGCGGCGTCTGGTAGCTTGTTCAAGGGCGGATGGCGCCCGTTTGTGGGGTGGATATGTGGGTTTGCGTTGCTGTACCACTTCATACTTTGCCCGTTGATTATATTTGTGGTAACCATTTCGGGAGCAGAAGTACCACCGCTCCCTGAGTTTGACATGGGGAGTCTGATGACAGTGTTGTTAGGTATGCTTGGAATTGGCGGTTTAAGAACCTACGAAAAGAAATCTGGGTTAACTAAGTAAGGAGTTTACAAAATGAAATGGTTATTGTCCTCTTATTGGTGGTCACTGTTGACGGGAAAGAAGGCCCCGTCCAAACGCGGACGACCCAAAGGCTCTAAAAATAAACCTAAAAAAACTAAAGCTAAGTAATGTGGGTGTTGGTTTGGATACAGTTGATGACGGGGATGCCATTACAATACTATCAATTAGACAGCTTTGATAGTAGAACGGTATGTGAACAGTATAGGCAGAGGGCCGAGATTTTAGTTACAAACACTAACATGATCGTAGCTTGTTTAAGCGTAAGGATACAAAAATGACTTTTAAACTATCAACCCGCAGCCTAGACAGGCTTATTGGCGTAGACCCACGCCTTGTTGCTGTAGTTAAAGCGGCAATTCACAGCACTAAGGTTGACTTCGGTGTGATTTGTGGGATGAGAACCTTGGAGGAACAGCAAGATCTTGTTGCCAAGGGCGCATCACAGACAATGAAATCTAAGCACCTTCAAGGGTATGCCGTTGACCTAATGGCCTACTGCGGCTCTAGGGCGTCTTGGGAATTGAATTTGTATGATGATATCGCAGACGCTATGGCTGAAGCGGCTCGTGCGGTTGACGTGCCTGTCAGGTGGGGTGCGGCATGGCATATATCAAACGTAGCTCAGTTTCAAGGAACTATGGAAGACGCCATGAATGAGTATATTGACACCCGCAGAACCCAAAACCGTCGTCCTTTTATAGACGGCCCCCACTTTGAACTTATGGTCTAGGAGACACAGTATGGCACTTACAGGTAAACAAACAAAACTTGACAAGAATAAAGACGGGGAAATCTCCGGCGCAGACTTTCAGATGATGAAGGGTGGCGGTATGGTTAAACCTAAAGGAATGGCTAAAGGTGGCATGGTTAAACCCAAAGGAATGGCTAAAGGTGGAATGGTTAAACCCAAAGGGATGGCTAAAGGTGGAATGGTTAAACCCAAAGGGATGGCTAAAGGCGGCATGGTTAAACC